CTGTCAGCCTTGAGGCCGAAAGGTTCTAATGCCCTTTATTAAACTCCAGTTCAAACCCGGCGTTAACCGCGACCAGACTGACTACTCCAATGAGGGTGGCTGGTATGAGTGCGACAAGATACGGTTTCGTTCGGGTTATCCTGAAAAGCTAGGTGGTTGGGTTAAGGTTTCGCCTACGCCGTTTATAGGCGTGTGCCGCCAGATGTGGAATTGGGTTACGTCTTTTAGCGACAACTTGCTCGCATTAGGCACTAACGATAAAGTGTATATCGAAGCTGGTGGTAACTACTACGACATTACCCCCTTCCGTAGCTCTGTGCCCACACTCAGCAACCCTGACACCGACAACTGCGTAAACACGGTAAACGCCTCTAATACAGTAACCGTAAGTCTGGCTACGCCGCATAACGCATTGACTGGTTCGTATGTGCAAATTGGTGGTGTGGTTGGTCCCGTGGGGGGCATTCCAGCCTCTAATCTTAACGCAAACCACATGATTACTGTTACCACGGCAACAGCGTTTACTATTACAGTTTCCACAGCAGCTACGTCTACAGTAGTCTCATCCGGTGGAACAGCTATAGTAATCAGCTTTGAAATTGAGACGGGCAACCCGATTGCCGTTGGGGGGTATGGCTGGGGAGTTGGCACTTGGGGGCGCAATGCTTGGGGTTTAGGTACTACCAGCGCACCTATTCTTTTGCCGCAGCGCGACTGGTGGTTTGATAACTTCGATAACGACCTCGTTATGAATATCCGTAACGGCGAAGGTTACTGGTGGGAGCGCGGGTTAATTACGGACCCGAGTTCTGCCCTTTCTACTAATGCTATACAGCTTACTGATTACGCTACGGCACAGGGCTTTACAGCTTCTGCTGTACCTATAAAAATTATGCAGTTGTTAGTATCGCAGCAGGATAAACACATCATTGCCTTTGGCGCAGTACCTTTTGGCAGCACCAACCCTGCTGACTTTGACCCACTTCTTATCCGCTGGGCTGACCAAGATACCCCCGGCGACTGGACACCAACACAGATTAATACTGCGGGTGACTTGCGCGTGTCTCGTGGGTCCAAGATTGTGCGCGCTGTGCCGGGAAGGCAGGAAATCCTAGTCTGGACTGACACTAACCTCTACGCACTTCAGTTCCTTGGTACGACGGACGTATTCGGGTTGCAGGAGTACGCGGACAACATCTCTATTGCTTCACCCCGCGCTATGGCCTCAGCCGCAAACATCACCTACTGGATGGGACAAGACAAGTTCTATGCGTACACAGGCCGCGTCGAAACGCTCCCATGCACCTTACGTAACCATGTTTTCAATAACATCAACTTTGACCAGTCTGACCAAGTAGTCTGCGGAACGAACGAGCAGTGGAATGAAATCTGGTGGTTCTACCCTACGGCAGACAGCGATTATAACAACGCCTACGTGGTCTATAACCACCTTGAGCGTGTATGGTATTATGGAACTATTGACCGTACTGCATGGTTAGACACGCCGCTACGTCAGAACCCACAGGGGGCTAACACGCTTATCACCGCAGATGGGGGCGTAGTCACGACGGGCGAAGGTTTCGTTTATAACCACGAGAACGGCCTGAACGACGACACGCTTCCTATGGATAGCTACATACAGTCTAGCGACTTCGACCTTGACGATGGCGACCAGTTCATGCTGACTCGCCGTATACTACCTGACATCGGCTTTGAAGGCTCAACAGCTACGACACCAGAGGTAACACTCCAAGTACGTCCTCGCAACTTCCCGGGTTCAGCTTTCTCTACAGACCCTGCGGATACCCAGCGGGTTATAGATATGTCGGTCGGTAAATATACTGAGCAGGTATTCATCCGCGCGCGCGCCCGGCAAATGGCGCTTAAGATACGCTCTGAAAGTCTTGGTGTGCAGTGGCAGCTTGGTGCGCCGCGCCTTGACGCTCGCCCCGACGGAAAACGCTAATGGCAATGGATAAATTTAGGGCGTCTCCACTGCCCAACCCGTCAGCAGAGTATGACCCGCAATATGTGCGGCAGCTTATCCGAGTTATAGAGTCGTACTTTTCACAGTTAGACTCGCGCACCCCAAACAACGCACAGCAGTATTCAGCAGACTTCTTTATTGGGGGTATCTTTGCGCCAAAGAATGTTACTACGGCTGAGAAGAATGCACTTACCCCAAACGCAGGGTGGGTAGTGTTTGATACTACACTAGGTAAGTTATGTGTTTATAACGGGTCTGCGTGGGAGACCGTGACTTCGGTTTAAGTTAGTGCTATAGAAGTAGGGATAAGGTAGGAATTAGCATGATTGACGTTCAGATGGCACCGACCCCCTATACGGCAGCAGGTACTGCTATGCCTCCTATGGGTAACCCGCCTGTGCTCGGGCAGCAAATTCCGGGCATGTCTGGCGGTCTCCCTGCGCAAGGTGGTCTCAGTGTAAAAGCTAACCCTATGGCAGAGCAGTTACGTAGCTACGGACGCGGTGACGATAGCATGCTTATCCATATGACACCTAACGAGGTTAACAGCCTTCAAGGTCTGGCTATGGCGCATGGCGGCTCACTTACAATCAACCCAGAAACAGGACTGCCTGAAGCTGGCTGGCTCGGTAAACTTCTACCTATGGTACTTGGCGCAGCCCTAGCGGCTACTGGCGTCGGTGCACCCCTTGCTGCTGGTCTAGTTGGCGCAGGGCAGTTTGCACGTACCGGAAGTCTTAAGAAAGGTCTCATGGCTGGTCTTGGCGCATTTGGCGGTGCTGGCATGGCGGGTGCCGCAGGTGTCGGTGGTTCGCTTCTTGGTGGTAATGCTGGTGGGTTACTAAGCAGTAATGCGGGTGTGTTTGGTGCTAATATGGGTGCGGGTGCTCTTGCGCCGGGGCTTACAAACGTAACAGGCGTAGTAAATGGAGCTACCCAAGCAACTAACGCTATAAATCCAGCGTCTTTGAGTTCTGTTCAAAGTACCACATTACCAATTACTAACGGTGCTTTTGGGTCGTCTACAGGCTTTGCTGCGGCTCCCGCCGCCACTACAGGTGCCGCCGCTGGCGCGGCTACAGGGGCTGCTACTACAGGTGCCTCTACAGGCGCACAATTCACAGGCGGCATAGGGTCGCGCTTCGGTCAAGCAGTACGTGCGGGTCTACCTCAAGGTACTCCGGGCTTTATTGCTAGCCGGGCTCCGATGATAGCGGGTATGGGCGCTTTGAGCACTATAGCTTCCGCTGCTACCCCCTCTACGGGAGGCACTATGGGTTCGGATGGCGTTATAGATAATTCATATCAGGGTCCGTATTACTCCCCGCAGCGTAAAGCTACCTTTGCAGACTCCACTGCTGATATTCTTAGTTCGTCTAAAGAACGCCGTTACTTCGACACTAGTATGCCTGAGGTATACAACAATATGGGGCAGTTGGTACAGCCGGGGTCGAACACGGCTCGCGGTACGCCTATTATGCAGTCTACAATCGACTCAAAGGCTAAAAAAGGCGAGAATAGGTACAGCTACGCGTACTCTCCATATGGAGGCGGTCTTGACCCACAAGAAGGCTATGCTCGTGGTGGTGAAGTAGATATGCGGGATGGCTCGTTTGTAGTTGATGCCCGCACGGTATCTGAACTAGGTAACGGTAGCAGCAATGCTGGCATGGAGCTACTTGCTCGTATGGGTGGACGCCCACTCCAAGGTAAAGGCGATGGTGTAAGTGACTCTATCCCTGCCCGCATAGGCGGTAAGCAGGAAGCCCGTGTAGCACGTGACGAAGTATTGTTCCCTCCTGAGGCCGTGCGCCGCATGGGTAAGGGCAGCGAGAAGCGCGGTACCGAGAAGCTATACTCACTTATGAATAAGGCACATAAGGCACGTAAGAAAGCCAAGCGCGGACAAGACACAGGATTGCGCAGGGGGCTTGCATAGTGAAAGTTACACTTATACCCGCAGCTTTTTTAGAAGGGGTACTACCTCAGATATTCCCCCATATAAGCAAAGCTGCGGAGTATACGTTTGGTCGTTATGAGCCAGAAGATATTATTGAAGTTATACTAGACGGTGATGCCCATCTATGGGCTGTCTTTGAAGGAGATACTGTAGTAGGGGTTACGGTAACACGGTTCTGGCATTACCCACGCAAGAAGTGCCTAGATATGTTATTTATTGGTGGCGACGAAGGCTTCAGCTGGAAAGATGTTATGCTCGATACGCTACAACGGTGGGGTCGGGATAGCGGGTGTGAGGTTATAGAGTCCTCAGGTAGGCCCGGCTTTGCTCGCGTTTTTAAGGACGACGGATACAAGATGCTGTGGCAGGTATACGAACTGCCTGTTAACAAAGTAGGGTTTGGAGAATAAAATGGCCAAAGGTGGTGGTAGCAGTCAGCCGCAGAAGCAGGAGATAACTCAATCTAACCTGCCTGAGTACGCACGTCCCTATTATGAAAATTTAATGCAGCGTGCTGGTACTCAGCTTACTACGCCTTATCAGACATATGGCCAAGAGCGTATTCAAGGCTTTACGCCGCAGCAGCAGCAAGTCCAGCAGAATATAATGAACCAGCAGACGCCCGGCCAATTTGGGTCAGCGTCTACTCTGGCTACTGCTGCGGGTCTTGGTTCTTTGCAGGCTGGTCAGTATAATCCATCGCAGTTTAATGCGCAACAAATTGGTATGCCCAACTTACAAAACTTCCAGATGTCCCCTGCTCGTGACGTGCAAGGGGGGCAATACAGCGCGCCACAGATGAATGCTTCACAGACGGGGTACCGTCCAGAGCTAAGCCAGTTCCAGATGCAGAACCCAGAGCAGTTTGGTGGTGTGCAGGCTTCGCAGTATATGTCGCCGTATCAACAGAACGTGACGGATGTACAGAAGCGCGAAGCTGTCCGTGATGCTCAGAGGGGACAAGTTGTTCAAGACTTAGGCGCTGCGCGTCAGGGGACTTATGGTGGTAGCCGCCAGCTTCTTGCTGGTATGGAGCGTGAGCGCAACCTAGGTATGCAGCTTGGCGATATCCAAGCCAAGGGCCAGCAGTCTGCCTACGATAACGCACAACAGCAGTTTGAGCGTGACCGCGCAGCGGGTATGACTACCGGACAACAGAACCAATCTGCCGCACTACAGACGCAACAGCTTGGAGCCCAGACGGGTATGCAGGCGGCAATTGCTAACCTTGACGCTGCTTCACAAACAAACGTCCAAAACTTAGCCGCTCAATTGCAAACCCAAGGGCTTAGTGCGGAACAAGCTATGCGCGCCGCACTTGCTAACCAGCAGTCGGACCTTACAATGGGCCAGCAGAACCTTAGCTCAGCGTTAGATACACAGCGCCTCGGCACGCAGTCAGGTCTACAGGCACTTCAGGCTAATCAGCAAGCTAACCTCGATGCTCAACGTGCGGCGGAACAGTCGCGCCAGTTTGGTTCCAGTCAAGCTATGCAGGGCTACGCTCAGATGGGGCAGATGGGGCAGACACTTACCAATATCGGTAGTGCGCAGCAGCAGGCTGACCAGTCACGTCTTGGTATGCAGCAG